GCTCAGCTTGTGATCGTTGTAGTCACCGCCAGTGGCTGGCATCAGTATCTGCGTCTGCCCACCCTCATTCTTGATCACCTGTGCGGCTTTCTCAGCCTCTGTCTGGCCCGTGTTGCTCTTGGGGTCATTGTCCGCGATGAAGACATGGGTCTTGTCCTTGAAGTGGCCAAAGAAAGTCTTGGACACCGGACTGAGGTTGTACGCATCGAAAGCGATGATCACTGGCGATTGCATGTCTGTAAAAACAGACGCCGCCGTAGCGTATCCCTCGCAGTAATAAATTTTATCTGTGTCTGACATTTTGTCAGCGCCGATCATGTAGAAATGCCCGGACTTGTTTGTGTCCTTCTCGAAGCGCTTGTCACCGTCGTCGGTTATGTACTGTAGGCCCACAATCCTCAAGCTGTCATTGAGTACCGGCACAATTAACCTGCCATCTGAATGCACCCTCAACCCGTGAGACTGAACTGCCTTCTTGGTTAGGTATGGATGCGCTGTACATTCTTCAGCCGCGTCCCAGATCCTGTTGCTGTTGATCGCACACTGCTCCTGAGCTGCCATCTTCTCTTCTTCATACTTTCTCTTGGCCGCAGCTATCTGCTCCCGGTCCTCATCAGTAAGCTTACGGTGTACTTCATTATCTGGTTTCCAAGTGGCGATCGGATCGTCGTGACTGAGCCGGTAGTCGCCGCACCGACCGAATGGTATAGACTGATCAAACCAGACCTGATACCACCCGACCAGCTTGGCTCCACTGCCATCGGTTATGTAGGCTCGACCAATGCTGCCATCAGTAACCAGCCCCTTCTTGTCTACCTGTAATCCGTTGCTATTTAAAAAATCTTCAAACTCTCTCATTAGTTCGCCGCGTGTGAGCGGCTTTGACATATCTTTTTCCTTGGGTAAATTAAGATCTAGTGACATCTATTCATTCCTTGTTTGCATCTCGTGTTAAATTCTTTTTTGGAAAGATTTGCAAAATATTATAAGTTTCTATAAATTGCAATCCCATTAGAAAAAAAGAGGACAATTGATATGAGTTTGATTTCGAGTGACAAGGGTGGAGGTGACTTCCAACAGTTGCCGGTCGGTAACCATACTGGCGTCTGTTATGCGGTAACAGATATCGGCACACAGCTAATTAGTTTTCCGGGTAGTGAGGATACCAAAAAAGAACAGCTCATTATCTTCTGGGAGTTCCCTGAGTTGAAGCTGGACGACGGTCGATTGATGTCCGGGTTTAAATTCTACAACAACAGTTTGCATGAGTTGGCAAAACTGCGTGGCGATCTGGAGAAGTGGCGCGGACTACCGTTCACCCCCGACGAGTTGAAGGGGTTCAATGTAGGCAAGCTGATTGGCGCGACTGCTATGTTGCAGGTCAAGGCGGGTACAACTGATCCTGCCAAAACCAAAGTTGATGGCGTCTTCCCTCGACCTGAAGGCACACCAGCTATTCAGGACACCGTGAACGACCATGTGTTGTTTGACTCAGATGTTTACCTCATGGAGTTTGGTGTGAAAGGTGAGTCGTGTGAGGACTCCAAGAACATGGCTGACATGCTGGAAATCATGCCGCCGATTGCTCGAAAGAAATACTTCGAGTCGATCGAATTCAAAACGCACGTTCCCGAAGAGACTCAGCAGCTCCTGATGGGAGGCGGACCGGAGGCACCGATTACTCCACCGGTTTCCAGCTCAGTGGGTGGATTGTCTGCCATGGCAAGTGAGCAGAACCAAACACCACCACCAGCGAGCGACGTACCGTTCTAAGGTCTACGAGCGGGTGGCAGAATGCTTGACCTATCCTTGGGTTTGACATTGCATCTCTCGAAACTGCCCCCGCTCATCTTCAAAGGAGCAACATGAAAGATAACGTAAACAGCCCTGCTCACTACAAGACGGGCGATATTGAGTGCATTGATGCAATGATCAGTGCATTTGGCCGCAAGCGTGTGGAGGAGTATGCTGAAATTGCAGCGTTCAAATACTTGTGGCGGCAAGGTAAAAAAGATGATCAGAATCAGGATAAGCTCAAAGCCATTTGGTACACAAGGTTCTCGATGGGAGATGATCCCAGAGAATCTTGATGGAGGCGGAGTCAATGGTCGGGGGAGTGGTGACGTCCGACTTTCCTTCTACCCTTACGATCTGGGTGGCTAAAGAAAGGACGTAATGAAGCGTTTGTCCGCCGGGGTGCTAATGCCTTTTCATCGAACCAATTGCGTCATTCACCACGCTAACTAACAAGGAGATAGACATGGATTTTAAGATAGGCACATACAAAGGTTTGAGTTATGAAGAGTACGCCGCAATACCTGCGTACCGATCGCACGATCTGATGGCCGCAGATCGCTGTGTGTTCAGTTGGAAAAACGAAGCGCCAATGAAAGAAACCCCGGCGCTAATTGAAGGACGGTTACAGCACACTGTCTTCTTGGAGTTCGATAAGTTTGACGAGGAGTTTGTGATAGAACCAAACGTCGATCGTCGTACCAAAGCTGGCAAGGAAGAATACGAGGATTTCAAAAACTCTTTGAACGGGCGCAGTCCTGTTAAACAAGACATGTACGATGTTTGCATGGAGCGTCGTGAGATAGTCAAGGATTTCATACCGGATCCAGAGGACCACGTTGAGTGGACTGTTTGTTTCATGTGGCATGGCCAGCAGTTCAAGTGTCGGCTCGATTGGTACTGCACTGCCTTCCAGTTTGTCTGGGATCTTAAAACCTGTAGGGATGCATCGCCGCGTGGATTCAAGTCTGCCGTGAACAACTTCAAATACTTCCAGCAAGCTGCCTTGTATGTGGACGCCATGGAATATTCTGGGATCCCATGCAATGGGTTCAAGTTCTTGGCGCAAGAGAAAGCTCACCCATATCCCTACGCTGTGTATCAGCTCAGCGATGAAGCGCTGGAGTATGGCAGGGCAAAGAACGAAAAGGCTTTGAAGAATATTCTGGATTGCAAGGCGTCGGATGAATACTTACCATTTGGTTTGGAGGGCGTACAACTGATTGGGTTGAACGATTTATATTGATTTGGAATATTTTCTATTTGGACTGACATACCTTGTATATCAGCAGTTTGGTTTTATGTGTGCATTCTTGTTTTTTGCATCGCTAGTGGTAAGCCAGCTTTATGTGTTGAGCGTCATGTGGGAGGATCCCGTTAATCGGGATCGCTAACCCAAACCGCGTACATTAAATCCTCAGTGTCCCAGAAGATCGCTGTCTTTCTACCATTGCGCTCAAAGTAGCTGCTGACAATCTTGGCGTCAAAATATTCTTTGTTGGTCCAGTGCAGGGATCCGCTTGGTCCAAGATCGCTGTTAGTCGTCTCGACTCTCTCGTAGCGCTTCAGCTTACCTGAGTCCATGTCCAGAACCATGTTACCGTCCTCGACGGTCTGGCAGATCATGTTGTCAATGTCCTGATGATCCATGTTGATGGTTAAAGTAAAATCTTTCATGCCGTCTCCTTTTATAAACAGAAAGTTAGCCCGTTTTTGACCACTGGTGGGCTAAGCCAGCTCCGAAGGGTGAGCTACCCTTTGGTCTTGAAGATTTATTCTGAAAGCTCAACCTCTAAAATTTCAGAATCAAAGCGAAGTAAAAATGATTTCATATATTTTTTTTCGCGGCGTAATTTTTCAACAACATCATCAGCAGTTTCGGGGCTTACAAGTCCACGGTCATAACCCTCTTCGATGTGCCTTATATCAACATCAACACTGTTAATAAAAGACTCGATGTCAGTTCTAAACTGATTTCTTCGTTTGCCCTGACGCTTGTAGAGAAGATCAATAACGTACTTCTCCATTTCTTCTTTAACTTCGTCGCTGTACTCGTTGTTCATAATTAACCTGCCATCCGAGCTGTACTCGTTATTCATAGTCATTCCTTTTGTTAGTTTGTGTTAGTTATCCAAGACCTTTTCGGTTTCGGCTGGGAACTACCCAGCCTCATCAGTTGGAATTTAATTGAGGTAAATAGATTTACCGATTGCGGATTGAGTAGAGGCATCAAAACCTTGCAGACCCCACTCCCTGATGCAGTCAAGGGCAAACTCTCTGGGAGTCTGATCTGTCTCTTGCAGATCTTCCATGTACGCTTTGACTGTGTCCATGTCTATGTCAGCGGTGAACTTAATTGCTACTTTCATATCTATCTCCCGATTAAAACTTTGGCTCAAGCGGTGGCAAGCTGTCGTCAAAGGAAAACTCTTGCACTGTCTTTCCGCCCGGACCAGAAACTTCTTTAGCAGTGATTTTGAAATCTTTTCCAGAAACATCTGCGATTGTGCGAATTGCGTGAAACATTCCTGTCTCTTGCTGTTGAG